TCGCTTTTGCCGTCCAGCATTTCCGCCGGCACGTCAGCCAGATCCCGGTAGCCCAGCATCTGCTGGCGGTTGCGGAAGTCGTATAGCTCAGCGTTAACTTCGGAAATGGCTGTCAGCGCAACCTGCCTCAGACGGGGCTGCGTCACCGTGCCGTCAGTGCGCATCACGCTGCGAAATTCCGACAGGTCAACATCAGGCCAGAACGGCGTATTTTTAATAACGTCCGCCTGTTCCGGTGCCTGTTCTGGCGCAATAAACTGCATGCGGCTTTCTCCTGAAATAGTGGGCGGTGGACGGGGTTTTGATGTGGCAGTGCCTTTCGCCACCCCGTGCCGCCCGTGCGCGGGGCACGTTCGTTAGCGGCTGTCACTGCGCAATCTGCGCTCCAGCTGCTGCTTTTCTTTTTTCACGCCGCAGCGGGGATCGAGCTGCAGCGCATGGGTAAGGTGATTAAGGGCAGAAGCCGGGTTGCTTTCGGTCAGTACCGCGCCGATGGCTTTGTGCAGGCGTGCCCGGGACTGGTCCGGCATATCCAGATCGGTTGTCAGTTCCAGCGTCTGCAAGAGCAGATCGGCATCAAAACCGGCGGCGGCCAGCAGGGCACTTTGTGCGGCGTCCGCCATTTCTTCCGCCAGAACGGTCTGCACGTTGCGGTTGCCCAGCGGCATCACCCAGCCATGGCGCAGCGCATGACGCCCGATCTCCAGCGCACCGGCATAATCACCGGCATCGATACGCCACAGCATCACGTACATCAGCACGTCATCCTGCTGCGCACCTCCGGCAGCCAGCACGCCCTCCGCCCAGGCGGCATACTTCGGCAGAAGCTCCACCTTGATTGCCGCCTTTTTCACGGTGGACTGGATACCCTTAAGGCGGCGGCGGTCTTCTGCCAGCTGCAGCAGCATCAGGTCATAGCCGGACGCATGGCGAACACTGCCGCCCTCCCGCGCGGCCTGTTCGGCCTGAATGCGCAGGCGGTGCTGCCGTGCGGGACTCAGGCTCATGCGTTACTCCCCACCTTCAGGCGCAGCTGGCGCGCTGAAATCACCGATTTCGATATTTTCGACCAGGGCCGCGCAGCGGTAGTCTTCAATCACGTACGCTTCGTTGACGGATTCGAAGTTTTCAATCCGGTCACGTTTCGGGTTGTCGATAACAGAACGGCGGCGGGTGTCCTCCTGCCAGTAAATGGACAGGTTATCCAGACGGGTGATCAGCAGGGCATTGGCCGGGAAGAACGGCGCACGCACCGCCTGCAGGCCGCCCATGCGTTTCTGGCTGATAATCAGATCGGCGGCGATTTTCTCGCTGTTTTCCTGCTCTTTGTTGACCAGCGGGAAATACTTATCGGACAGCAGCTCGCGGCCGCAGATGACAACCAGCTCGTCATCATCCTGGTAAACCACGTCGATCAGCTCGTTAACCGCATCCATCACCACGGCGTCCAGGTTGGCATAGTCGCCGCCCTTACCCACCTTCACGGCGCCTGCGGTGGTGGTGCCGTCCTGGGTGGTGCTGCCCATAACGTGGTCCGGCGCGTCTTCGCGGATTTTCTGCAGCCAGCCCTTATTCACGTCCTGCAGCAGCGGGTTTTCAGCACGGTTGGAGGTTTTGGCGCGCTTCACGCCGTTGAAGCCGATCATGATGCGGTCCAGCGCCTGGCGCTTGACGATGGCGTTACGGATTCGCACCTGGAAGTCCTGGAATTTCGCCCACAGGTCCAGCTTTGCGTAGGTCAGCACCGTGTCAAAGTTGGTCTGTTCGCATTTATATTCCACATCCTCCATCAGCATCGGATCGGTAGGTTCACGCTCTTTGGTGGTGGTGTCGGTGGTTCCGGCAATGGTGGAGCCAACGCCCAGGCCAAGCAGCTGGCCGGACTGTTCCGCAACCGGCGTGATGTTAATCAGCGTCAGGAAAGCGGCGGACTGCTGGATCTGGTCTTCCAGCGTCTGCTGCACGGACGGGTCCACGGTGAACTTGCTGGAAAGTTCTTCCACTTCCACATTGTTCAGGCGTGCCAGCTGCTGCAGGTAGGCGTTAAAGGCAAAGCGGGTATTCTTTTTCATCGGGTTTTATGCTCCATCAGCAATTGGTCAGGGTGCCAGCCGGTGCGTCACCGCCCGGCGCGCGCTGGCGGTAATCTTTACGGCTGTCTTCACGGCTCAGCTGCTGCTGAAGCTCGGCAAAGGCGGCCTGCTGCTCCTGCAGCGAGGATTCAAGCTCAGAAATGCGCGCGTCCTGGTCGGACAGGGATTTATCAGTGCGCTCGCTCAGGTTCTGCTGTTCGGTGGCAACCAGCTCGACGGCTTTATGCACGTCTGAAAAACGCGCATTGTCGGTCTGCTCTTTTTTGGTAAACAGCGCGGAAACGCGGGCAAAGAGGGACGGCTTTTCGTCCTGGGTTTCTTCCAGTTCAATCAGCGTTTCTTCGGCGGCGGTAAACAGGTTTTCAGGGCTTAGCTTGCGATTAGCCAGCGGGTTCTGTTTGGCGGTGGCACTGAAAGCCAGCATCTCGGTGCCCAGGCTCGCCGGATCGTCAGTGGCGGCCAGGCCGACGAGATAGGCTTTGCCGGTGTCGGCAAATTTCGGGCTGACTTCCATAGAGGTGAATTGCTTTTGCCACTGCTTAATCAGACTAATCAGATCAGGCGATGGGTTAATCTCGGCGTATAGCCCCATTTTCCCTTTTAATGGCCCTTCCGTGATTTCTTCGGCAGTTAAGCTGGTGACATGCCCATAACGCTTAAACGTGCCATCCGGCGAATAGCCTTTAATGTGCTCAAGGTTAATTTGCGCCGTATACACCGCAGGGTTGTAGCTGGCAGCCATTTGTACCAGCCATTCGCGCTGGATTTCTCGCCCGTCGGTGGTGGCACCTTCCACCCCAATGCGGAAACGCTTTGCTTTCACTGTCATGAGCCGTGCTCCGTTAGAAAAAACTTACTGGAGCCTTATGTTTGCGGTGATGGGGGGAGTGAAACAACGCGCGGCGCTTGTACGGTCAGCCACACAAACCGCAGCCGGGGAAAGCCGCCGGGCAAGGCCGTATGTTTGGGCCATGAACACGACAATGACCCCCGCAGACCTCGATCCCCGTCGGCAGGCCATGCTGCTGTACTTTCAGGGATACCGCATAGCCCGCATTGCAGAAATGCTGGGCGAGAAAGTTGCAACCGTTCACAGCTGGAAGAAACGCGACAAGTGGGGCGAGTATGGGCCGCTGGATCAGATGCAGCTCACCACCGCCGCGCGCTACTGCCAGCTCATTATGAAGGAGCAGAAAGAAGGGAAAGACTTCAAGGAAATTGACCTGCTGGCGCGCCAGTCAGAGCGCCACGCCCGGATCGGTAAATTTAACGATGGCGGCAATGAGGCTGATTTAAATCCGAAGGTTGCCAACCGCAACAAAGGCCCGCGCCGCCAGCCCGAAAAGAATGTTTTCACCGACGAACAGATCGAGAAGCTGCAGGAGGTTTTCCACGGCTCGATGTTCGCCTACCAGCGCCACTGGTACGAGGCAGGCAACCGCCACCGTATCCGCAACCTGCTCAAATCGCGCCAGATCGGAGCGACCTTCTTTTTTGCCCGGGAGGCGCTGATTGACGCCATCACCACTGGCCGCAACCAGATTTTTCTCTCAGCCAGCAAGGCACAGGCGCATGTTTTCAAGCAGTACATCATCGACTTTGCAAAAGAAGTGGATGTAGAACTGAAGGGCGACCCGATGACGCTCAGCAACGGCGCGTGCCTGTACTTCCTCGGTACCAACGCCCGCACGGCGCAGAGCTACCACGGCAACCTGTACCTGGATGAATATTTCTGGATACCGAAATTCCAGGAGCTGCGCAAGGTAGCCTCCGGTATGGCCATTCACAAAAGATGGCGGCAGACCTACTTTTCAACCCCGTCCAGCCTGACCCACAGCGCCTATCCGTTCTGGTCCGGCGCGCTGTTCAACCGGGGCCGCGCCAAAACGGACAAGGTGGATATTGACCTGACCCACGGCAATCTGGCCCCGGGCCTGCTTTGCCCGGACGGTCAGTACCGCCAGATCGTCACCGTGGAGGATGCGGTGCGCGGCGGCTGTAACCTGTTCGACCTGGACCAGCTGCGCATGGAGTACAGCCCGGACGAATACCAGAACCTGCTTATGTGCGAATTCATTGACGATCTGGCGTCAGTATTCCCGCTGAGCGAGCTGCAGGCGTGCATGGTGGACAGCTGGGAAGTCTGGTCCGACTTTCAG